CCTAAATAGTTGGTCAATTGTTGGTCAATTTTTTCGTTTCTCTGCGATATACCTAGAACATAACGAACTTATTAGACCCAAAAACCCAGTGTTTTAGGCTGTTTTTGTTCGCTGTGTTCTTGGTATATCACTCAAACTAGCACTTAAAATCCCTCGGAGTAATACTCCGTGCCGGTTCGAGTCCGGCTCCGGGCACCATCTAAGTCATTGATATAATTACGATAAATAAGACCCCTTCAAAACGCAAGCCGTTTTAGGGGACTGCGTTTCGGTTGATTGTTGGTCAAAAGTTGGTCAAATTAAACACCTAGAACAAAACTAGGTGTTTATGAGTACTAAACCGACAAAGGAACAACGTCGCGGTAAGACCTATTATCGCGTGCGAATCCGCCGTCCTGGCAAGGGGTTGTCAGTCGATAAGCTATTCTCAAAACGATCCGAAGCTGTAGCCTTTATTCGCAAGGTCGAAGGCGATCAAACACCTGTGCAAGTCGCTGCCAAAGGCATGACGTTGAACGCCCTTGTGCGGTGGTGTGCTGAGAATCCTACAAAGGTCGGTAAATCTAAATATCAGCCTTACAGCGAAACTACCCTAAAAAACTCGTTCAGCCGTTGGCGCAAGATTTGCGCCTATAACGGCTTTGGGTATGTGCTGCTTAGCAACCTTACCTACGAATCGGTAAACACCCTTTTCGACCAAATGCAGGAGCAATACGGCTGGGGTTCACAGACTCGTTATCGGAACGAGTCTGTACTCAGTGGACTGTTTAATATCGCAGTGCGGAATAACCTCATAGATCGGAACGTGATGCGTGATGCGCGTAACCGATTCAAAGAACCAAAGCGACGCAATCGTTTAGTTACCGAAGATGAATTCAACCGATTGTCGGATGCTTGCGATGATCTCGAGATGGATCGGTTAAAAGCATGGCTGCACGTTATCTGGGAAACCGGCGCTCGTAGAGGTGAGTTATTAAAACTCACCTGGGATTGTGTAGAGCCGATACCGCACGAAGTCTTGGGTGCTGAGCTTATCTTCCGCGCTGACACCACCAAGAACCAACAAGAGAAACGATTGTTTATTACAAAGCCTACCCTCGCACTTCTAGAAGATGCCAAGGTTGATGATCGTTATTGTTTTCATGAAAGCACGCTTTACAAAGATTTTGATGATGTGCGACATCACGCAGGACTAGCTCAACCAGATCCTATCTATGGTGAAACGATCACGTTTCACCATTTACGCCATGCGCTCGCAACACGGCTTGCTCAGTCAGGCGCAACGCTTGACGAGCTGATGACGGTGGGCGGTTGGAAGACTACTAGCCAGGCAGAGCGTTACTTACACCTTGTTAACGAGCGTGCAAAGACTGCCCTATTGCGGTTACATAAATGAAACTTGTCGAACAAATAAAACATTGTTACATTACTGGCACATGAGAGGAATGTGACATGACTGAGAAAACAGTAGGCGAGCGATTAGCAAGTTTGCGTCGCGCTAATAACTACTCGCTGCGCACAGTCGCAGCGGCAGTAGATAAAAGCGCAGCAACGGTTCTTCGCTGGGAAAACGGTGAGAGTGATCCCAGCCGCGCCGACATCGTAAAACTTGCGGAGCTGTATGCCCAAGACGCTGTTTGGTTGCAATGGGGTGTTAAACCTCGCAACACCGAAAAGAGAACCAAAAGCATCATTGGGAAACTGCCATTGTTGAGTGATCGTCAACTCGACCACGTTGATGATCTTATTGATTTGTTAATCGCAGGGAGCAAGGAAGAACACGAAAATGGCGACGAGTCTTGATTTAGATAGGTTAAATGACAAGGCAAGAGATTGGTTCTACCGTCACGCAGAGGTCACGTATCGCATGAAACGGGGGCCAGACCTTCAATGGTGTTTAGATGCTGACGAGACTTTTCAAATATGGACAACTGAGCAATTGACCCCAGGGCGAAAAGAATATTGTTGTCCAGAGTTGTTGCACGACGACAGTGTTTTGCAGAGCATTTGGTTTTGTGAAGAATCTTTTACAAACACGACAAAGTTATACGAGGCAGGTGGAATACAACCAATCTATAACTCTGCCTTTTATGCTTACTCAGCTTTCAAGAAGTATGGCCGACTAGACAGGAGCACCGTCAAAACCCGCAGATATGAGGGCTATGGGTCTATGTTAATAATATCTGCCAAGACGGAATCATTTTGTAAGAAGATCCCTGACTATTTGGTACATAGCTTTGCAGCGGCGCAGACAGAAACAGAAGAAAACGTGACTTATCTGTCTCATTTTATAAACACTGTTTGACACATTAAACAAATCAAGCTAGCTTTCGTCTTCTGATACACAGGAGACAAAAGTTGGCATTTTCAAACCTATCCAGTGGTCGGTTAACCGACTCGCCTAAACGGATCGTCATCGGTGGCGGTTCTGGCACAGGCAAAACCACCCTAGCCGCTCAATGGTCTAAACCATTGATCGGCGACGTTGAGAACGGCAGCAAATTTATTGACGTTGATCGGGTGAGCATCGAAACCATCGAAGACCTAAGCGACTTTCTCAAGACCTTCGCCGCAGGAGAGCACGAGTATAAAACGTGTGTGATCGACACCTGGGATTGGGTCACAAAGCTGCTAGAGGCGATGGTCGTAAAAGAAGGTCAAAAGAAAAGCCCGGGCATCAAGAGCATCGGCGACTTTGACTACGGCAAAGGCTACGCACGAGTCGCACAACTAAACGATCAACTGATAGCAAGGATGCAAGCGATTGTAGATGCAGGCTACAACGTGATTGTGCTTTGCCACACCCAGACAAAAGAGTATGCGGCTGACCCAATGGTCAAGCCGTATCAAAAGCACACGCTCAAGATGCACGACAAGATCAGCACTCGCTTACGCGAGTGGGCTGACTTCGTTTGGTTCGCATCACACGACATCCAAACACAACAAACAAGCCAAGGCATGAGCAAGCGCACTGTAGCTAGTGGCGATCCATTGAAACGATGGCTCTACACAGCGGGTGCTGTTCACTTTGACGCTAAGTCGCGTATCCCGGTGCTATCGGAAAGCGGCGAACCGATGGTCGAAATGACCTACAACGCAATTATTGAAGGTATGAAAAGGGGATTAGCTAATGGAACTTAAACTATCAGGTTTAGATTTTGACGAGCTGGAAGGCTCAGGCGGTGGTGATCGTCAGCGGCTCAAGCCAGGCGCTTACGACGCGAAGGTGGTTAGCGTCGAGAACAACGCTAACCAATTTGGCCAGGGCATCCAACTAGAGGTGCAAGTCGTAGACCATCCTGTGCGGATTCGCGGGTGGTTAAACGTGCTAGATAAAGATGGCATACCAGACAAGATCGGCGTCAGCAAAACACAAGCGGCCTTCCGCTGTTTTACTGGCGAGAGTGCGTCGGGTGCTGGCTACTTCTTCAAGGATGGCAACGACACCAAGGTAGAGACATCCAAAGCAAAGGCGCTGGTCAATCAAATCGGCAAAGTTGAGATTGGCCTGAACCAAAAAGGTTACGAAGACATTAAGCGCTATCTGCCAAGAGAAGCGGCAGAGTCTGCACCCGCAAAATCAGAGGATGATGACTTCCTTGGCGATCTTTGATGCAGAGCAACTAATTCACAAGTCGTTGGCGATGGGCCAACGACGACGTGAACACTTTGGCTTGTCGCAAGCTAGCCTGGTTAAGTGCGCTCGCATGATGTGGTTAGAAGATCGGTGGTGTTTCCCGCTGATACTGGATGGCCGCAAGCTGATGATTTTTCGCCTTGGTGACAAGGTGGAAGATCTCATAGTCGAGAACCTACCCGGTCACTTGCTGGTGTCGAAAAACAACGAGCAGCAAGAAGGCGGCAAAATGTTTGGCGGCCATGTCGGCTGGCACATTGATGGATTGGCGTGCAACGAACAAGGTGTGTTTGCCATCGTAGAGATCAAAAGCGTCAACCAGACTCGTTTTAACCGATTGGTAAAACTCGGTGACCTCAAGCAATGGGATGAACAGTACTGGTGCCAATGCATCGGCTATATGGGTGCGATGCGAGAAAAGACTGGGTACGACATCCAGACGGCTGAGTTTGTAGCGATGTGCAAGAACGACTCTCGCGTCTATCAGGAATCCATTGAGTTTGACCCCTACGCCTACGAGCAGATTAAGGAAAAGATCGGTTGGTTGGTGGCGCTGACTGCGCCACCACCACCTGAGATGAACGAAAGCGACTATCGCGTCAAAAACTTTATGGACGACGACGATCAAGGCGTTTACCTGGGGCGATACACACCGAAGCAATCAAACTGTCGTAACTGCCGTTACGCCGCAAGAGATCTAAAAGACGAAAGGTTGCGAGGCCGCTGGGGCTGTCGCAAGCACAGAAAAATCATCAGCTTTGCAGAACAGCAGCGAGGCTGTCGCAGCCACGAGTGGGTGCCAGAGCTGGTGCCAGCACAACTTATTGATGGTGAAACGATGTTGTTTGAAAGCGACAACGGCTTTCAGTTTCGCAATGGCGAAGAACATTTAACGAGCGGTCAGATTGCTTGGCTGTGTCGTAACGATTGGCAGCGGGATGAAGTGACGCACTTAGTTGATGAATTTGAAGGCGAGGTAGAAATTTTATGAGACGCGACTATATGACATTGGTGAAGTTTCACGAGAAGTACCCGCACCTACACAAGAGCTTGCAGGCGCTCAAGGTTGAATGCACTAACCGGCACAGCAACGGCTTTGGCAAGCATGAGGTGATCCTAGAGCGTAGGCAGTCAGAGCAAGCGAGCCGCCCTTCCCTACTCATTAGCCCAGATGGTTACTTTGAGTGGCTGGAAGCGCAAAACGATTTCCAGGCGAGGGTCGTCACAACCCCCCGATAGCGTTCCCGTCCGTTTTCGCCTGGAAGGCGGGAAAACAGACCGTAGTTAGCCCAAATCTCGCTACTCCGTTTGGGTTTACTTTTCAGACCACGTTCCCGTCCGTGGGGTCGAAGGCGGGACTTTAATGGAGGTGGGTCATTAGTTTGTTATTGAAAGCCATCAGAGCCATGCAAGCGTATGAGTCTGCGACCAAAGCAAGACGACGTAAGCCTGACGCACCTAAAAAAGAGCGGTTAAGTGACAGTGCGATTATGACGGTGCTGTATAAGTTGGAAATCGGTATGAAGCCACCGGAGATCAGCAAAGACCTAAACATTCCAGTGCAGCGCATCTACAACGTGCAATACCGCTATCAGATCGTCAGAAACGACGATGGCACTCAATGGTATGAGTCGAAGTGCAGCTCTTAACCACTCCACCGCCGCAAGGTGATGACTTGCGAGAAGCACTGCATGAGTACGCAACTGAGTATGAAGTTAGCATCGTACCTTGCAGACCAGACAAGACACCCTTTGTCAGCGAGTGGCGCGACCTTCAAGAGCGACCCAACACAGAACAAGAGCTAGAAAGCTGGCTAGACCACACAGGGCTATGGGGTGCGGTCACTGGTAGGCTGTTCAATGTTGTAGACATTGACAGCCATAAAGATCCTCAGCACCTGGCATGGGCCAAAGAACACCTACCCTACACTCCCCTCAAAGGCGCATCACAAAGCGGCGGCGAGCACTGGTACTACAGAGCAACCGACCTCGATGTGCCGACCACTCAATTCGATGGGATCGACACTCGTGGTCGTGGCGGTTACGTCTGCTTTGCGGGTGGCCGATACGCAATGGGCTGGTATGGCGACAGCTCTTTTCATGGCTTTGACGATCTTCCTGCATTAGAGCCGAAGCACTTGTATCTGCTTCAGTGCCGCCGCCAGGCAAAGGATTCTGGTGTTGGCGACTGGTGGTCTAGGATGCTAAAGCGCACCGGGCAGATGGTGGCACATGGGGAATCTGATGAAGCGATTTATGCACTGGCTGAATCGGTGACCGAGCCTGGGTGGACTGTCGAAGAAACGCTGAAAGACCTACGGATAATGGTCAAAGGTGCTCGTGAGAAGGGTTGGAGTCCTGACGACTCCAACCCGATACCTGTGCGTGGCATGGCGGATGCGTTTGCGATTGAGAAAGACAAGCCTACCGAGTTTCTAGGCGAAGGGTTCATAGCCGCTGGGTTTCGCATCTTTATCATTGGTGCGCCAAAGATCGGTAAATCGCAGTTTGTGCTTCAAATGCTCTCTACAGCCGCTGTGGGCGGTTCTTTTCTAGGCTATAGGTGGAATAAGGCGCATAGGGTTTTGTGGCTACAAGCGGAGATTAGAGGCCCATACGTGGGTGTACGTCTCAGACCCATGTATGATTCATTTGAGAAACACGAGCAACAGCTCCTAGCGCGTAACTTTTTGTGGACGGATCGGGGCGACATCGACTTGCTCGACAACTTTGAGCGTATCCGCACGCTAATAAAATCGGTAAAACCGAGTTTGATAGCGATTGATCCTTTAGCTAATTTTTTCGGTGGTGATGAATCCAACAATGCCGAGGTGAACGGGTTTCTCAAACGAGTCAACTGGCTAGTGGATGAAAAAAACCTCGGTTTTTCTCAGCCGCCAGCGGTTATTTTGGTTCACCATACGCGCAAAGGTGCTAAAGAATCGGATGGGTTTGAAGGTGCTAGGGGTGCCTCTAGCCTATCAGGGTGGATGGATACGGGCATGATGCTGAACCACCATGACGACGGGGTAAAACTAAGTTTTATGCTCAGAAACGGTAAATGGCCCCGAGACCGGATCATCCGGCTACGCGAGGACACTATGAAGTTTGCCGAGGTAAAAACAAAAGATGTGGATATTTCTTGACACTTTGTTTCAAATCTGCAACGCTCGCAAGCGTTCGCGTGAGGCGCAGCCCAACGGAGCCACACGGGACACGCATAGATCCGGAAATTGTGTCTAATGTCCGCTAAATCCAGAAACAAGGGCGCTAGGGGCGAAAGAGAGCTACTCGCCCTACTCTCTGAGCGCTTCCCCGACTTACTTCTCCAACGAAACTATGACCAAGCTGCTTTCGGCGGCTCGGATCTACTTGGCCTTCCAGGCATAAGCCTGGAGGTCAAGCGTTATCAACGGGGAAACGTTCATCGGCAAGAGTGGTGGACGCAAGCGTGCCAGGTAGCGACTCAAGATCGGATACCCGTTTTGGCTTATAGGTTCGATAGGTCGGAGTGGCAGTCAGTGCTGCCACTGCAATGGTGGGCAATGGAATCGGTGAACGATCTCAACATGATAGCAATCATGCCCCTGGATAACTTTCTGAACGAATACGAATTGAGGATGAATACGCATGGCTGCACAAAAACTGACTCGTGAAGGTTGCAAGAAACTTGACGCCATCGGCGAAGACTTCATCTTTGAGCGAGTGATGGCTGGCCGCACAATCAAGAGCATTCAAAAGGAAGTGGAGATCGGTAACAGAGTCTTTTACACCTGGCTACACGGCGGCCCAAAGGCCACCCGCGACCATAGCCGATGGGATCGGTACAAAGAGGCCAGGCGTATCGCGGCCGATACGCTGGCCGAGGAATGCTTGGATATAGCGGACGGCACGGTTGATCCTGAGCAAGTCGGTATTTCAAAGCTAAAGATTCAGACTCGGCAATGGCTTGCTAGTGCTATGAACCCCGAAGCATTCGGTAATCAGCAAAGCACGCAAGTAAACGTCAACCTGGGGGATATGCACATACAAGCACTGAAGGATGTGGTAAGCGCATCCAATGATGCGCTACCACATGAGGGCGACTAAATGCCTAGTGAAAAGGTGATGGTGTTTGCTTCTGGCCCTTCCCATGCCGCTACAATGGATGTGTGCCAACCACCACATTTGTTAAGATAATCGGCTATAACTTCCTGAGCGGCGCGGATGTCGATCTTGCCGTTGTTTATAGCTACCGTTTGAGTCGATTTAAACGTCTCGTGTCCGTAAGGGTTTAGTTGCATAACCGTGTATTCGCCATCGAGCAGCGTTGTGCTGGCCGTTTCGTTATCGTCAAAGTCGTAAATGCTCCAAGTAATTTGGCTTGGTTGATATTTGGTCATTGGCTTAACTCCCGCCATTCTTTGTAGAGATCCTGCAAGCGCACAATGTCCCTATGGGACTTGTTGCGCTTGCTGTGTAGGTGCTTAATTTCGCGCTTAACGCTGCGGTAGCGAAGGCGGATGCCTTCGCGTTGCAGATCGGCCATTGTGGTGCGTGCGGTGATATTCATGAGTTACCCCTAATCGGCATAACTACAGCTCGCGCTTGCTGCAATCCGTAAAACGTCACGAGCATGGCGCTATTTTCAATGCCGCGAATGTTCATCGGCATCGACTTACGACCTTCGCCCTTTGCTAACAAAACGCCAGCTTTGCCTAGCAGCTCAAAGTATTTGGCGTCGATATGGTTTGCATGGCTCAAGGT